AACACGCAGATGACCGTTGACGACATTATCAACGAAGAAAATGCTGTTGCTCGTGCATCTGGCCTGCAAGATTACCTGTACCAGAACATTGGTAGTCGGGAGTATATGGCTACGCCTATGCCCTATGGGTTTTACTCAGAGAGGGGATTGGAGACGCAATACAGCCCCCTGACTGCCCAGCAAGGGCCAAGCGTTACCGACTTGTACACGAATATTCTTGGTCGCCAGCCAGACTCTCAGGGGCTTCAGTATTACCAAGGATTGTTTGGCCCGACGATTAACCCAACGGAACTCAATACGTTCATTCGTAATATTAGCGGTGACGACGTGATGAACCAGCAGGGCTACAACCAGATGCTCTCGCAGGTTCAGAACGCTGCACCTATGTTTAGGTCTGGTGTCTTTGGTTACACACCGACAGGGCCGAGTGGGTTTGACTTTGGCATTCAACCGATTACTCAGCAAATCCCAGTGTTCACGCCTGGGACGTTTAATGCGTTGGCTACGGGGTATGACGCTTTGGGCAACCCGATTATGGAAGACCCAGCGCAGCAGAATCCGACAACACCTTTGAATGACTTCCCCACTGCCTATGACGAAGGGGCTTAATGGACAAAGAATCTAGGGCTAAGGCTCTATTATCTGATGAGTTTTTCTCTGGGGTTGTTGAATCTCAGAGAGAGATGTATATTAAAACCATTCTCAACAGCCAAGAGGACGACATAGAAACTCGTGAGAGGGCTATAGTCAAACTCAGGGCGTTGGATGAATTTGTCGCCACTCTTGAAAGTCTCTCTAAACAGGGGGAGATTGAAAAGAAGCGTTGGAAGATTTTTTAACTAGGAGTCAATATGGAAAACACCAACCCCGAGGGGAGTGTTCGTACTGTTAGCGACGCAGCATCTGCGTTTCTGGGGATGATGGAACCGGAGGAGCAATCCCAACCGGAACCAGCAGCCGAGGAAATTGTAGAGGATGCGGTTGAACAGGTTGAGTATTCTGAAGACCTGGACGACGAGCCTGACTATGATGAACCCGATCCGGAGCAGACCCCCACCTACAGAGTCAAGGTAGGCAAGGAAGAGGTCGAAGTTCCGTTAGACGAGTTGATTAAGGGTTATTCTCGTACTGCTGACTACACCAAAAAGACTCAAGAGGTTGCGGAGCAGCGCAAGGCAATTGAGGCCGAGAGGTCTAAAGTTGAGGAAGCTGCAAGACTTCGTGACCAGTATGCCCAGAGACTAGGGATTATTGAGCAGATGCTCTCTAAGCCTGAAAGCCAAGAGGACTTGGCTGCTCTGAAAGAGAACGATCCGATTGGTTATGCGGTGAAAATCGCAGAGCAGACGGAGCGAGAGAAGCAACTCCAAGCAGTACGGATGGAACGTCAGCGACTGGCGGCTCAGCAACAGTCGGAAGCCCAAGAGAGACTAAAAGTCCACCTTGCGGGTGAGGCGGCTAAGTTGCGTGAAGCGATTCCAGAGATGCAAGACGAGTCTCGTGCTGAGGTTGTCCGCAAGGAAATTAGGGAGTTTGCTAAATCCGTAGGGTTCTCAGATCAGGAGTTGTCGCAGGTATACGACCACAGGGCTGTCACTGCTTTATATAAAGCAATGCAGTACGACAAACTAATGAAGGGCAAGGCGGGTGTTACGAAGCAAGTTCGTGAAGCTCCCAAGATGCTCAAGCCAGGGTCTTCTGCGCCAGTCGGAAACGACCAAGCGAAGAAACTCAAGCAACAAGTGAAAAAGTCTGGGAAGGTACAAGATGCCGCCCGACTCTTTGAATCATTTCTCTAATTGAAAAGGAAATAAAATGCCTACATTTGGTACATTCGGCGCTAACGCCGCCAAAGGTCTTCGTGAAGACCTCGCTGATGTTATTTATGACATCTCCCCCCAAGACACGCCTATCATGTCGTCCATCGGCAAGACCAAAGCTACTGCGGTCTTCCATGAGTGGCAGAAGGACTCTCTGGCTGACGCTAACACCCTCAACTATCTGGCTGAAGGTGCTGACGCTACTGCCGCAACCCTGACCCCCACCGTCCGCATCGGAAATTACAGCCAGATTGTGGGTAAGACGATCCAGGTCAGCAATACGCTTGAAGCCGTGAATAAAGCAGGTCGCAAGAGCGAGAAAGCCTTAAACGAGTATTTCAGGGCCGCTGCCTAGTAATAGGCAGTTGTAACTGGGTGAATTGCTGGGAAGCCTGACCGTTAAAGACGAAGGTAATCAGCAGCCAAGCCTCGAAAGAGGAAGGTTCAACGACTAGAGCGTAAGCTCGTAGGATCAAGTGATCCGAAGCGCCCAGCCCCACGAAAGTGGGTGAAGATATAGTCTGATCTCTATGGAAACATAGAGCCTCGAAAGAGGGTTGTGGAAGTAACGAGCCGCAACAAACACGAATGACCAACTCGCAAAAGCATCTGCTGAACTGAAGCGTGACATTGAGGCAATCATCACTGCTAACCAAGCTCGTGATGCTGGCTCGTCCGGCACTCGCAAAATGGGTACGCTGCTCTCGTGGATCACGACCAACGTCAGCAAGCAGTCCGCTGGTACTAACCCCACTGGTGACGGTACTGACGTTCGTTCTGACTCCGCTACGACTCGCACTTTCCAAGAGTCCATGCTGAAGTCTGTTGTGCAGTCTGTGTTCACGGAAGGTGGCACTCCCACCCTGCTCGTGGTTCCTCCCGCACTCAAGCAGGACGTTAGCGGCTTTACTGGCCTGAGCCAGCATCGCTACAACAGCAACACTGGTGGACAGATCACGATCCTTGCTGGCGCTGATCTCTATCAGAGCGACTTTGGGGTGCTTCAGATTGTTCCTAACCGCTTCCAGCGTAGCCGTGACGCATTCGTGCTTGATCCTGAGTATGCTGCTCTCGCTTACCTGCGTCCCTTCCAAACCAACGAGCTTGCCAAGACTGGCGACTCCGAGAAGACTCAGATTCTTGCTGAGTTGACCCTCGAAGTTCGCAACGAAGCTGCTCATGGTCTGGTTGCTGACCTTGTGGCGACCTAAGTAATGTAGTAGAGTGGGGGTGGGCAACTGCCCCCACTTTTTTCTTGAGGTTGTATGAAGAAAATACTTAGTCATGACCCCCTGACGGGAATGACACACATAGCCCACATGCCTGACGGTGACACCTTTGTCATTGAGACCCAACAGGATGTGAAGAACATCGTAGAGCAAAACAAAGCCATGTACGCACAGACCGACGAGAACGCTCGTTGGAGCGAGTGGACACACATTGCTCAAATACCTCTCTCAGTGTTTCAGGAACTCAACAAGAAGGGAATCTGCCGAGGATTCCATATCGTTGACACGAAGGCCATGAAAGCATGGCTCAACGATCCTGATAACCGACATTTTCGTGTGCGCCCTGGGAGGGTCTAATGAAGGTAGGTATCTGCATCCCCAGTCGGGGCCAGATGGAAATTGGGACTGCGTTTGATCTTGCTGTGATGTGTGCCTATGACGCACGACACAGAGAAGGATCACTGGCAATTTATACAGTTAACGGGACATTGATCTTTGACCAGCGAAACAATCTGGTCAGGACTGCGCTAGAGGAGGGGTGTGACTATATCCTCTGGATTGACGCAGATATGCGGTTCCCGAAGGACACGATTGAGCGTCTGATGAGCCATGACCTGCCGATTGTCGGGGTGAATGCCACGACTCGGAGTGAGCCAGTCAGACCTACTGCAAAGAATCTGAAGATCAACTACGAAGAAAAGACCAACGAATGGCTTCCGGTTGACTCTAAAGACAAGACGACGGTTGAGCAGGTAACCGCAATTGGCTGCGGTGTGATGTTAGTGAAGCGAGAAGTATTTGAGAAGACACCGGAGCCTTGGTTCTGGTTCTATGAGTTGCCTGGAAAGAAGATTATGGGCGAGGATGTCCATTTCTGTGTTCAGGCTTTCGATGCTGGATTTACTACTTGGTGTGACCATGCGCTGTCAAATCTAATTGGTCACGTCGGGTCTTACACATACGGATGGCACGATGTCCCTCACCAGTTACAGCGACCTGAAAACGAGCGTAGCAAACTACCTCGGAAGAAGCGACCTAACAAGCGCAATTCCTGACTTTATCTCGCTTGCGGAGTTGCGTCTTAATCGTCAGCTTCGCATTCGTCAGATGTTGAAGACGGTTACGGCAAGCACTACCGGAGGAGACAAGACGGTGGGCTTGCCTTCTGACTTTCTGGAGATGCGTGACTTGTTTGTTGTCGGAACCCCGAGAGCGCCTCTCACTTATTTGTCGCCTGCTGCGTTCTCTCGTAACTCACGGGCAGACGAGAGTGGCAAGCCTGTTTTCTACACGCTCAGGGCCGCAGAGATTGAACTCTCGCCTATTCCTGACACTAGCTACACGCTTCAGATGTTGTATTACGCAAAACCTGACGCTTTGAGTGACTCAAACACTTCTAATGTATTTATGGCTAACACGCCTGACCTGCTCCTTTACGGCAGTCTGGTGGAGGCAGAACCTTATTTGATGAATGACGCTCGGACACAAGTCTGGGCGCAGTTTTACCAAAACGGACTGGATGCGCTGAACACGTCAGACGATAGTGCAGAGTATTCGGGTGTCCCACTTAGCATGAACGTAACGAGGTAAACATGGCTGAACTATCAAACTATCTTGAGAATAAGCTGCTGGATCACGTCCTGCGGAACACTTCTTATACATCCCCCACGACGGTCTATGTTGGCCTGTTCCTAACAGACCCGACTGATGCTGGATCGGGGACAGAAGTCTCTGGCGGCTCTTACGCTCGTAAGTCTCTCTCAGTGACGACTGCTTCTGGCGGTATCGTGACATCAAGCGCAGATGTGCAGTTTGACCAAGCTACTGGCAACTGGGGGACGATTGCTTACATTGGCCTCTTTGATGCGATTACGTCTGGCAATCTGCTGATGCACACTGCATTGACGACCTCTAAGACCATTGAAACGGGCGACGTGCTGAAGATTTCTAGCGGTAGCCTGACAGCAAGCCTTGACTAATGCCGCTGACTTTAGAGGAGCTAGACCAGTTCGGGTCTCTCGACACCCTTCCGTTTAGTTTAGACAACAACTGGACTAACGACGGGGTTTGTGGCCCGTACACACTGGAGCTTCTTGACCAGTTTGGCAACATTGACACCTTAGCGTTTTCTCTTGATGACGCTATCTGGGAATCAGAAACAACTTGCATCATCTTAGGTGCAGGTGCAGTAACAGGGTTCGGTGAACTGACAACCGTAACGGTACGGATCAGGGAGGCCGACGGAGCCATAGTCGCATCTGGGACACTAGACGCTAGTGCTTACCGAGAGAGGCCCGTAGAGGGCTTTATAACTGGCTCTGGAACCCTTACAAGTTCGGTAGTAAGAGAGAGGTTCGCAGACGGTTCTATAACCGGAACGGGGACTCTGACAGCGCTTGCTGGGGTGGAGTTTCAGACTAGCGCAGAGATCATCGGAGAAGGCTCTCTTACTGCTGCTGCAAATGTAGTGTTTAGTAACTCTGGGGCGTTCGTGTTAACAGGGACGTTACAGGTTACGGGGTACATCTACGGTGAGGAGTGGAGTCCGGTTGCGGATCAGTCGGACACATGGACACCAGTTGCTATTGGTAGCAACACTTGGACAACGATTACACCTGGAAGCAATTCATGGCAACAAGTCGGATAACATTTACTGAGTGGCTTCCTGACCAGCCTGGAGTTGTTGGGGCATTGGTGACTGCGAAGAATGTCTATCCTCGTGCGGCAGGCTACGGGCCATTTCCGACTGAGGAAGATTACTCACAGTCTGCAACCGAAAATCTTAACAATGTGGTGGCTGCTAAGACACCCGACGGAGCGACAAAGGTATTCGGTGCTGGGTCTACGAAACTCTTTCTGTTGGATTCGTCTGACCTGAGTTTGGATGATGTATCTGCGACGACATACACAACGACAGATCGCTGGCGCTTTACGCAGTTTGGTAACTACCTGATTGCTGCTGGGTCTCCAAACACACTGCAAGCGTATGACCTGACCTCGACTGGTAACTTTGCGGTTATTAGTTCCGGTGCGCCTGTGTGCAAGTTCGTTACGGTTGTTCGTGACTTTGTGGTGACTGGAAATCAGCCTTACACCGGAAATCGAGTTCAGTGGTCTGGCATTGATAACCCAACCACATGGTCAACATCGACTGTCACGCAGGCAGACTTCCAAGACATCCCCGACGGTGGTGATGTTCAAGGGATTACGGGTGGTGAGTTCGGCATCGTACTGCTAGAGAATTCTGTATATCGCATGAGTTACATCGGGACACCTTTTGTGTTCCAGTTTGACAACATTGCAAGGAACCTCGGGTGTTACGAGCCTAACTCTGTTATTCAGTGGCAGGGCATTACTTACTGGCTTGCTGCTGACGGGTTCTATTCGTGCAACGGGCAGCAGATTGAGAACATCGGTGGCGAGAAGGTCAATCGGTACTTCTTCAGTACTGTGATTGATGCAAGCATTAACAACATGTCTGCTGCGGTTGACCCAGAGCGTAACCTGATTGTGTGGGGCTACCCAACGCTGGACAACCAGTATCGTCTTTTGATCTACCACACCATTACAAAACGGTGGTCTTATGCTGATTCAACGGTCTCACGAGTGGCAAGCTCGTCAACTCCGTCTGCGACTCTTGAGGGCTTGGATAATTATTCGGCTTCGATTGATGCTCTTAACACTTCGCTTGACAGTCGTGTGTGGCTTGGTGGCAAGCTATCTCTGGCTGGAGTCTCAGCGGCTAAAATTATTACATTTTCTGGCCCAGCCAAGACGGGACTGATTGAGACCCCTGACTTTGGGGATGGCAAGGCTTCTATGGTCTCTCTTGCTCGCCCGATTGTAGACAACGGCAGTGCAAGCGTGGCGATTGCTAGTAGGCTTTTGCTCTCAGATACACCGACATTTGGAACATCTGTGGCAGCTAATTCTGACAACAGGGTTGGCTTACGGTCAGTTGGCAAGTATCATCGTTTACGGGTCACTCCCACCGGAGATAACTGGTCTTCAGCGATTGCGGTGGATGTAGAACTCAACCCTGCTGGAACTCGATAATGTTCAGAGTTCTACCTCCCTTTGGACAAGACCCTCGTGTAGTTGCCGAGATTGTCAACGGGATCATGAATGGCAAGACCAACAACACAGGGACAGTTACCCTGGCGACTGGCAATGCCACATCTACCACACTATTTGACGAGCGTATCTCACCGGATACAAAGATCGTCCTGATTCCTTTTTCAAGTGCTGCTTTTACAGACACTGCACCTTATGGTGAATTCAGGAATGACACCGACCAGACTGCTTCAGGTGCGGGAACGACTGCCCTTGTGTCGTGGGATGTCACTGAGGAGTCCAACGGGGTTTATCTCAGCAACACCTCACGGATATATGTGAGGAACGCTGGAACTTATCAGGTCGATTATTCGCTACAACTGCAAAACTCCAATAATGATGGTGAGTATGCGGATGTATGGGTG